GGCGAGTTCCAGTTCGTCTGATAACCCAGGGGACTTAATATCCATCCTAATATCAAGATGAGGATTAGGTTGAAGACGCATGACAATACGGTCGTTGACTTCCCCGTCATATAATTTTAGCGGTGGTGCTTTTAATTTAATTACAACTTCAACACACCCGTAGGGCATGTTTTTACCCGTCATAACGCGAAAAGGAACTCCCTCCCAACGCCAGTTATCGACGAATAGAGTACCAGCAACATAGGTAGGAGTGTGACTGCTAGGATCAACGCCCTCTTCAGATTTGTAACCTTCGTATTGTCCAAGGATTATGTCCTCCCCTAAACGAGTAGCAGCAAGAACTTTAGTTTTCTCACGACGAACTTCCCTCGCATCCATTCTACTGGGAGGTTCCATAGCAATCAACGCCAGAACCTGGAGAATATGATTCTGTAACATGTCACGAACTGCACCAGCAGTATCATAATATTGTGCTCGACCATCACAACCAAAAGTTTCAGTTGCATAGATCTGAACTTCATCTATGTAATTGCGGTTCCATAAAGGTTCCAACAGAATGTTGCTAAACCTAGTAGCGAGAATGTTATTAACAGTATCTTTGCCAAGATAATGGTCAATACGATAGACTTGTTTCTCGCGTAAGTGTCTGCTAACCACAGAAGATAGATGATCAGCAGATTTATAATCGTACCCAAAGGGTTTTTCAATAACAACACGGGAGCGTTCTGGGTCTTCGAGTTTTCCTGCTGCTTTGAGGTTGATGATAGCATTCTCATAGCGTTCTGGCGGTACGGATAAGAAGTAAGTGTTATCCTCCAGATAGTTTGGCAGGTGTGCCAAAGTCTCTGGCATTGAAAGATCAGCACAAATATAATCCAGATGATGTAAAAACTCTTCTGGATATTCACCTAATGATTCTTTCCACTGTTGTGGTGTTGGTTCTCTTCTAGCAGAACCAGTAACAACAAAATTTTCTGGAAGTAAATCTTTCTTCCAAAGATTGAATAATGCAGGAATTAGTTTCTTCTTACAAAGGTCTCCCGTTGCTCCGAAGATTACTATCCCACTAGTGTGCGGTCCCGTTTCCATCGTACTTGTCTGTTTCGTAGTAATTATTTTCACCTTTTCGTATCCCGAAATATATCGTGGATAGTACAAACGGTATTGAAATCCAGGTGAGAACATCAGCGAACATCATGACCTCCAAACATTGCTCTCATACCATTTAGAACCTTGGCTGCGAAAGCACCCAGACGGCGCGACTCAAAGCGTGCCCACAACGCACTGCTGATAACAGGAGAGGGTACGCCAAGATCCACAGCAGCGTGAACAGTCCAACGACCCTCACCACTGTCTGATACTCCCCCATCGAACTTGCTAAGTTCTCTATCGCTCCGTAGTACATCAGCGGTAAGATCAAGCAACCAAGAACCAACCACAGAACCACGACGCCATAACTCAGCAACCTCAGCACAGTCAATGTCATAGCAATAATCGGCAGGGTTGTCCATTGGAGCAACTTCTGCGTCTCCTGCTTTGACATATTGTGCTCCTGCATTTGCTTCGTGAAGAATGTTGAAACCTTCGGCATATGCTTGCATAATGCCATACTCAACACCATTATGAACCATCTTCACAAAGTGACCTGCGCCTGGTGGTCCGCAATGCAACCAACCATGTTCTGCTGATGTGAAATGACTCAAAGAATCTGTTCTAGGAGCGGCACCGATGCCTGGTGCGAGTGCCCTAAAGATTGGAGCGCAAGCGGATACTGCAAAATTTGCACCCCCAACCATAAGACAGTATCCACGCTCCAGACCGTAAACACCACCACTAGTACCACAGTCAAGATACGATATGCCCAACTTAGCAAGCCTGTCTGCCCTGCGGCGAGAGTCTTTAAAATTGGAATTGCCATGATCAATAATAATATCACCTTCCATACAAAATGGTAGTAACTCATTTAGTGTGTCCTCTACGGTTTCTGCAGGTACAACCATCATAAAGATGCCTGGCACTTTACCAGTAAGTTCTGACCCATTGTGAACTACTTGAACAAGGCCTTCCAGAGAAGTGGTACATCCACTAATATAACCCTTTTCAAATTGTTCTTCTGCTTTCTTATAATTGTTGCGATATCCATGAACTTCATGTCCTGCTGCAATGAGACGACGGGACATTCCTTCTCCCATACGTCCTAGACCAATCATTCCTATTTTCATTGTTTTTTTTATTGTATACTTAAATTTAGCCAATCAAAAACTGGTGGTATTACTCCGATAAGTCGAAGAAGACCCTCAGCAAAAAGTGCAAGAACAACCCACCCAACACACATACTAATAATTCCAGCATTACGATTGTGTTTGCGTATTGCTGCATCAATCATCTCCTGACACTCTTCACGAGTGACACAATGTTCTGCTTTCAACTCAGTCATCCTGTGAGACATTTTTTAAATTATCCATAGGGTCAGGCATTCCCCTAACTATAGCACATGCCCGTTTGTAGTAAAAGTTTTCTGTGTTACCAGACTCTTCTAGTGATGTTTTGATCCTCACCCAATTCTCGTAGGTGTATCGATCCATTTTAGTACCTATAGATGCGTTTACTAACATCATATTAGTGACTATTTAGATTTTGTCCATTAAAAAATACTTAAGATGTTCGCTAAGCAACACATACATTAAGCAAATATTAACGAATTTCAAAATTTAGTTTACGAATCTTTCGTTTTTTTCTAGATTCTTGCCATTCGATATCAGCAGAAGAGAGTGTTTGCTCTTTCTTTTTGTCGTAATCGTTTTTAATTATAACAACCTTTGAAAGGTCATTCGCAGAGATCTGATCTCCCTTTACTGTGGTCATATTAGAGCATCCACAACACTTTGTCTTTGATGGATGAGTAACTAATTCTTTACCACATTCTTTGCATCTTACTGTTAACATTGGTCTGTACCATATTCGATTGTCAAAATCAAATTTTATAATGGGCGAAGAGGGATTCGAACCCCCGACAACCTCGGTGTAAACGAGACACTCTACCACTGAGTTATTCGCCCTAACTCCCCCACCAGGATTCGAACCTGGGACCAATCGATTAACAGTCGATGGCTCTACCGCTGAGCTACAGAGGATTAAGGTTTTTTGTCAAGTAAATACTCAACAGTATTTGCTACATCGTTCATAGCATCCCTGAGCATTGGTTGCTGTCCTGAATGTTGTTCGGTGTGAACTTCACCATTTCTCCATTCTTCAACTAGCGTCCAACGCCACTGACTCACGCCTTTAGAGTACCAGAGATTTATCTTCATTGTGTTGTATGAAACAACAAGCGGAATATCGGATTCGAACCGACGACATCTAACTTGGAAGGATAGCGTTCTACCACTGAACTAATTCCGCATCAACCTATAGTATCATAAGTTATAATAAATGTCAAGTGCCATATGTAAACTCTTTCCATTCATCAATATTTGAGTGTTCAAGATCCATGAGAACCTTACTGACTGGTGCCATTGGTTTTCTCTGGAGTTTCATGTTTGTCTGTTCTAAAAGTTTATTACTCTTCTTGACATTACAAGATGAACAGGCAACCACTAGATTTTCCCAGGTGTCTTGTCCTCCTTTGGACTTTGGGATCACATGATCAATCGTAAGACTTTTAGTTGATCCGCAATATTGACATTTGTTTTTGTCTCTTTTATATATGAGATTACGAGTTGGGTACATATCGTTCATCCGCCGAAACGGTATAATAACATAATTGACTAATCGTATAACTCGTTTAGAAATAACTTTTGCTTTTTCTTTGAACAGAAGAATTACTGCTCGTTTCCAATTTGTAAAATGTAAAGGTTCGTATGAACTGTTTAGAACCAGAATGGTGGAATGCGATTGAATGGATTCCATGTGATTCTGCAACTAAAAATTATTTAGAAAAGCGACTCAGGTAGGACTCGAACCTACGACCGACTGCTTAGAAGGCAGTTGCTCTATCCAACTGAGCTACTGAGTCGTGTGCTCAACAGGATTAATTATACTACCTTTATGCTCTGATGTCAAGGGCAGGTTCAATAGCAGGTAAGTTGTTGACCCCACTATCAAACCAAAAATTAACCTGCAAATCAGTCCGTCACGATCAAACTGTACCACTCTTCACTCATTCCCTCAATGATTTTTTCAGCACCTTCTCTGCTCTTTGTATAACCTTCTGAGAGGAGGTGCTCAATAACCCTCTCATAGTATGCTGTTGCTTCCTGAACCTCTCTAGGTGTTGGTTTCATTTTCCTTTCTTCTTTTCCTTATTTAGTTAGATAAATAACTAAAAAGCATCTTGATAAAATGGCTGATAGAATCCCACTTATTGTAAATCCAAGTGCAAACCAAATCCAAGAAGTCCCTAATGGTGATGTTGTTACCTTAATAAACAATATCGCTTCTAGTAACAAAACTACTGGTGCATTAGTTGTAACTGGTGGTGTAGGAATTGGTGGTGATTTAAATGTGGGTGGAGACGTAACTGCATTCTCATCCTCTGATGTGACTCTTAAAGAGAACATTACTCCAATATCAAATGCGGTTGATAAAGTTCGTTCTATCAGTGGTAATACTTTTACATGGAATGAAAAGTCTGTTTACAACGGGGAAGAAGGAACTGGCATAATCGCACAAGAAATAGAAGCACTCCAATTACCTGGTGTAACTGAAACAAGAGAAGACGGAACAAAAGCAGTAAGGTATGACAGATTAGTACCACTTCTTATTGAAGCAATCAAAGAATTAGACGGAAAGATTAAATCTCTGGAGGGATAAATGGCATTACCATTAAGTGTTTCCATTTTCTACTTTAGAGCAAAGATCAATAAAATATTCAGCATCGATGATCACTAATGGTTTCTTTCCATTCTTTTTCATAATCACTATCGGTTCATAATTACCACAATTGGCCTTTGCTTGATCATAAGCATCCCATACATTGAGTTTCTCTACATTCTTACACTCAACACTATATGGAAACTTCTCTCTTGCTGCTCTTGCCATAACTACATCTTCTCCACCAGCACCCATAGAACATGATTTAATATCCTCTGGGTGTATGTCAAATGTTTCAATCAGTTGTTTAACAACCCACTGTTGTAGTCTACGACCCTTTGCTTTCGCACTCTGTGTCTTCATCAAGTATTCATAGTAGCTTTATATACTAGTTATCTATGAACCCTGACAGAGTTATTCTACACAAAAAAAGAAGGGTTGTCAACCCTTCTCAATGTTATATGCTTTGTAACCATCATAGTCTCCGAAGAGGAAGGCATCCGCTTTCGCTGCCTCCCTGTATGCCCTCAGAGCGTCCTCACAGTCATCATAGGGAGAATCCTGCGAAGGTGTCTTTGGTAACGTCTTGCTTGATTCCACCGACGATGTAGGACTCAACTTCGGTCTCCTGTGGAGCGACCTGAAGACCCTTAGAAGAGATCCAATGCTGTGTCCAAGGTAGTGGGTTATTCTTTGCTGGAATGTCATAGATTGTCTTTAGTCCGATAGATTTCATGCGACGATTCGCAATCCACTCAACATATTGATGCAAGAGTTTGTCATTCAGACCAATCATAGATCCATCTTTGAACAGATACTCTGCCCATGCTTTCTCTTCATCTACAGTCTTGCGGAACATTTCATAGATGTTCTCCTCCTCTTCCTTGGCAATCTCTTCCATCTCGGGATCATCACCCTGTTTCCATTTGTTGATGATGTTCTGAGTCAACGCCAAGTGTTGGTTCTCGTCTCTTGCAATAAGGGAGATGATCTTAGCGGATCCCTCCATAAGTTTGAGTTCACCAAATGCAAAAGAACAAGCGAAACTGACATAAAAACGAATACCTTCCAGTATGTTGACATTGGCAACTGCTCTGTAAAGTTTACGCTTCAGTTCTCTACGCTCTTCCTCCATGTTTGGAGAGTCTGCCCAATCCTTATCCCACATGCCACTAGCACCCCATGTCTGAGCAGCGTTAATGAAGTCATCATACGCCTCTGTGACACTCTTGGCACGCTCAATGATCTTCTCATTATCCAAGATGGTGTCAAAGACTTCAGAGGGATCTGCATACACATTCTTGATGATGTATGTGTAGGAGCGACTATGAATCATCTCCATGAATCCCCAGACTTCCATACATGACTCAAGTTCAGGAAGAGAGCAGTATGGCATGAACGCCATGCTTGGTCCCCGACCCTGAACTGAATCAAGAAGAATTTGGTATTTGAGATTAGAGGTGAAGATATGTTTTTGTTCTGGACGCAGATTTGCATAATCTGCTCTGTCTTTCTGTAAGGAGACCTCCTCGGGTCTCCAGAAATAACCTAATTGTTGTTGTGTAAGTTTATCAAATACTGGGTATTTAAATTGATCGTATCTCTGAACTCCAAGAGGTTTGCCAAAGAACATTGGTTGTTTCTTACGATTAACCTTCTTTGAGTTGAAAACCGTCATCCCATGCATTTGATTCTTCTCCGTTGTAGTAAAATTGTACTCTTTCATTTTAGATCTTGCAACTTTCGCAATCCTCTTCCTCCGCTTCCATTAATTCACCTACAAGATTATCTAGGGTTTTCGATTCTTCAACATCCTCGTCGGACTTGAAGTCGTAGGTATTCTGATAGTAACTGGTCTTCCAACCATACTTGTAAGTTCTCAGAAGGTCTTGTGCCATTTCGGAAACTGGAACCTCATTGTCAGCGTAGTTCTTAGGATTATAACTCCAGTTACCGCTGATTGCTTGGTCAAAGAATTTCTGCATTACAGCAACAACATTAATGTAACCACTGTTGTCAAGCATATCCCACAGAAGAGTATAGTTGTTCTTGAGATACTGATACCCTGGAACAATCTGCTTGAGCGGGCCCTTTTTGCTTTTCTTAATGGACAGAAAGGCTCTAGGTGGTTCAATTCCATTTGTCGCGTTTGACACAACGGACGAACTCTCCGATGGCATCTGAGCAGACAAGGTGGAGTTCCGTAAACCTTTGTCCACAATATTTCGTCGTAAGTCTTCCCAGTCATAAGCATATCCAGGGTTAGAAATTTCGTCTACATCAGACTTGTAGGTGTCAATAGGAAGAATACCAGAGGCATACTTGGTGCGGTCAAAGTAACCACAAGGTCCCTTTTCTTCCGCCAGTTTGTTGGAGGACTTCAGCAAGTAATACTGGAATGCCTCAGTGAGTTTGTGGATGTCGTCCCACGCCTCTTGTGAATCATACTTGTGACCATGCTTTGCAAGGTAGTGTGCAAGTCCAATATAACCCACACCCAGAGAGCGACGATTCTTGGTTGCAACCTCTGCTGCAGTGATTGGATAGTCCTGATAGTCAATCAGTTCATCCAGACCCCTCACAGCAAGGTCACAGAGTTCCTCAAGGTCATCAACATCACGGATCTTACCAATGTTAACAGCAGACAGGATACACAGGGCAATCTCGCCTTCTTTGTCAATATGTTGCAGTGGTTTGGTTGGAAGTGTGATCTCTTGGCAGAGGTTACTCATCTCCACTTTGTCTGTGAAAGAAGAGTGACTGTTGCAGTGATCGATGTTCATGATATAAACACGACCTGTTTCTGCTCTCTCCTTCAGAAGATTCAGGAACAATTCCTGCGCGGAAATAGTCTTTCTTTCAACAGACTCATCTCGTTCGTAACGAACATATAGTTCATCAAAATCAGGAGTCCCAAAAGCATCATACAGACCTGGAACATCATGCGGACTGAAGAGAGAAACTTCTTGACCTTGGATGAAACGCTCGTAGAAGAGTTTAGATACTTGGATGCTGTAGTCGAGTTTTCGGACACGGTTATCTTCCGTCCCTTTATTGTTTTTAAGTACAAGGATATCCTCTATTTCTTGGTGCCAGATTGGGAAGTGGACAGTCGCTGATCCACCTCTAATGCCATTTTGAGTGCAGCATCTGACAGTGCTTTCAAACTTTTTGAGGAATGGTACAACACCTGTGTGTTGAACTTCTCCGCCTCGGATCTTACTGTTGATGCCACGGATTCTGCCTGCGTTGATGCCGATTCCCGCCCTTTGTGCAACATATCTGCCGATAGCCATATCAGAACTAAAGATGCTATCGAGGGTGTCATCAACATCAACAAGAACACAGCTAGCAAATTGTCGAAGTGGAGTTCGCACTCCCGCCATGATAGGTGTGGGAATGTTGATTCTGTGTCTGGAGATTGCATTGTAGTACCTGTGAATGTAATCTAGTCTAGTATCTTTAGGATACTTTGCAAAAATAGTTGCAGAAATTAACATGTACATGTACTGAGGAGTCTCGTAGAGTTCCCCACTACTCCTGTCTTGCACGAGGTATTTGTCAACGACTTGACGAAGACCAGCATAAGTAAACAGGAAATCGCGCCCATGATCAACCCAAGAATCAATCTTGGACCACTCTTCTTCAGAGTAACTAGAGACAAGTTCCTCATCATAAATGCCTTTTTCTGCACCAACGGAAAGATGATCATAGATGTTTGGAAATCCCTGATTCCACTCGGGACCAAAGACTTGTTTATAGAGACCGAACAGAAGTAAACGTGCTGCAACAAACTGATAGTTTGGAGAATCCAAATTAATCAAGTCAGAAGCAGATCGCACAAGAATCTCCTGGATCTCTCCAGTAGTAATTCCATCATAGAATTGAATACCAGATTGAATCTCTACCTGAGATGCAGACACGCCTGCAAGACCCTCACAGGCGTTCTCAACCATCTTATGGATCTTATCTAGATTAAGCACCTCTGTATTGCCATTTCGCTTTAGAACTTTTGTCCCGTTCGTCATACTCGTTTCCATCCGTTAAATTTTACTTTAGCATTAAGTCCGTGGTAAGTGTTAGAGGATACCACATCCTGCACATCTAGTCCAGCAAGGACCATATCATTTAGATCCTTTTGTTGAATCTTTGAATTCCAAATTACTACCTTACTTCCATTGTCGATTGTTCTAGAAATTCGGTCGCAGATTTGTTTGTTGCGTGGTTCGTTATCAAAAACAAAAATATAATCGCTCCAACCAAGCGACCTAATATCAACATCGGACCCACACATAGCAACAGCGTTTTGAATGAAGGTTGAGTCAAAAGGACCTTCAACGATGTAAATCGGTTTTGTGTTATCGATGTTGTCGAGTCCATAGATTTTTGGTTTGTCATCATCAAGCATCACTGTAATGTATCTGAGTTTGGACTTCGGGTTGAGTGTCCGTCCTTGGAAACCAAAGATTCCGTCTTTGTCTTTGAGTGGGATAATAATCCGTGACTCGTCGTTGTCTTCGTTATCAAAGGTATGTTTTTGTGTATTGGTCCATTGTTTGAACCTCTCGCAGAAATATAATTCCCGCAGTTTTTTGTCTGGTATTCTTCTGTTTTTTAGGTAGATCTTTGCTGGGTGAGAATTATTTAGTTCTGAGATTCTTTGAAGATTGAAGTCTTTTTTCTTAAAGTGTGGTTTGCTACTAGGCAACACTGGATCTGGTGTATTTGATGACTTTCCAGTCAGTCCTGCCTTGTAACGCTCCATGACATACTGGTCATAGAGACCCACATCCTGATCTCTCAGGAAGTTAGTAAAACTCTTTGAGGCACCACAATTATGACACTTGAAGTTATGATCGTTCTTGTGCTTGTAGATATACCCCCGTGTCCTGTTCTTGTTCTTCTGCGAGTCGCCACAATACGGACAACGGAAAGTATACAGTCCTTCTTTTTTCTTACTAAACTTCTGCAACCGAACTGAAATCAGTCCGATATACTTCGCATCAACGAAACTCATTACAAGGAGACTACTTTCCTGAAGGTATTATAACCTGTTGAGGGGTGGGTGTCAAGAACAATGGTGCAATTCTACTGCCTGCTCCGATGACCAGTGCTCCGACAATTAAGACTCCGCCAACTTGCCAGCGGAACTTTGAAAATGCTTTGATGTCTTCCTGAATTTTATCTATTCTTCCATGAATGATTTGAGTATTCTTTTCACTCGTTGTCTTCATCTCATCAATCATTTTGATGATGAGATCATCACTCTTGATACTCTGCTCTATTCTTTCGTCATGCTTAGCAAGAATCTGAGCAATTCTAGCATTACCTTCCGATATCTTATCTACAGCAGACTCCAACTTCGCCAGCATCTCTCTGGAAAGTTCCTCGTAGATGTCTAACTTTGTTTCTAAAGCAGCAACTTTGGAGTCAGAGAACATTTGACTTCATCCAGCGTTTTCTAGATCCAGGTCCTAATCCAATTATCTTCTTTCTTCTTTTCATTTTACCCATAACAGGATCACATCCAGAAGTTGGTCCAGCAGCAGGAGAATCCTGACCGAAACCACCACTAGTGCCAGGGGCATTAGCGACCATCATTTCTTCGTAAAACTGTCTGAAAGTTTTCATAGGGTTTCTAGAATATTCAAACACTTTTCATCAACTGGTATATCATGTAATTGTGATATAGGATACTCAGGAAGTCTACCGAGATAGACTATGAATGTCTTGAGTATACACCACAACTCTTCATCAATTCTGTAAAACAGTAATGGAGTAGTAGCATCACCAAATATATTATACAAGATAATAAAATGATTCAGGAGGAGAGGAACATTCATATCCCCCGTGTTTTTATATTTGTTCAGCAATCGCTTGATCCACTTAAACCGCTTCATATCATCATAAAAATCCTCCTGCGTTACTGCCTGAGGATTTTCGTAATGCTTGATAGCAAACATTATATAGTTCGACTCATTTAATTCATCAAATCGCATGTTAAATCATTCAACTATCAGCTATCGGGCAGGATGGTATCGTCTGCTGCGTCTCCAGTAATACTGCTTCCAGCAACGAAACACTCGGTCTTCACTCTCTGGTTACCGTGTTGATCAGTGTAAGAAGTAATTCCTACCCAACCAGCGTGTTGTGGTCTGTACTGTGAATCATCATCGCGTGCTGCTTGCATTTCTGCTTCATCAACACCGAAGATCTCATTGGATTCATAGTTGCTATCCAATGGAAGATACATTGGTTGATCAGAGATGAAGTATGCAACACCGCTGATTGCAGTACCATCTAATCCAGTTGTATTGTGGATTGTGAAAGTGGTGTTTCCAGTTCTTTCTTTGATGGTTGCACTTCCTTTACCTGTGATGGTAACAACTCCGCCCTCGATGGTGGCAGCAGCGGGAAGTGTTCCAGTACTGATAGTTGCGACCTTAGTTGTAAGGTTTACGCTGATAGTACCAGTAGAGAATAAAGAGTCTGATTTGCCCCAAAGAGACATGTTTCCTTACCTATAATCTTGTATACAGATATTTATAAAAAAAGGAGACCATAGTTTTGGTCTCCAGAGAAGTCATCGTACTTCGATTGCTTTGATAACTTTTTCAAGAAGTCTGTCATCCATATCAGTCTTGGTTAACTTGACTGCTTTTTGGAGAATGACAATACAAATTTTGATTAGTTGTTCGCCCAGTTCCTCATTTTCTGGAATCTTAGCGACTGCATCAGTAATAACTTTTGATGCTAGTGGGAGTAAAAACGCAAACATAATTTGACACCGATAACGATCAAACCTATTTAGTGAAATTCATCGTTTCTGCGCTTATCAAGATATTCAATTATTTCAGATCGCCATTCCATCAACTCATTAAAGCACTTTTGGTTATGAGCACATTGACGGAGTTCATGATCTGGTTTCAGAACACTCTCATAGAAGAGACCGAGAGCGTCCTTACGTTTCTCTTGTTTTTCAATCATAAAAAATTCAGCAATTCCAGGCTCGTAATGATTTATTTATCCTGCTGTTGGGATCACTAGCAGTCTTTTTGGAAGTGAGTTTCTTCTTCATGCCTCTCATTCTAGCACAGAAACTTTTTCTACGAGGGTTTCCAACTTTTTTCGAAGGTGCCTTGAGATCAGATCCAGGATTCTCACGCTCATAAGACTTGCGTCCCTTTTCATTCAGTCCACCAGACTTGTTCTTTCCTTCTTTCTTAGTCCAAGCAGCGCCTTCGTCTACTTTGGTCAGTCGATCAAGGAGTTTCTTACCATACTCTTTTCTCTTCTTATCATCAGTTTCATATGGTTCATCTACCATATCCTTGAATGCTTGCTTCTTAG